GTTCCCAAGTGGATTTATTTTTAATATTATATAAGAATAACGCACATTGTCTTAATCTTCTTTCTACTTCTCGAGTAACTTCGGTATCACGCCCAGTGATACCAGAAACTACTTCGTTAAATAAGTCGTTGTCGACCTTGTTTTGATCCAAAAGTGCTTCTAATAGTGTGTCTTTATCCAGAGCAGCTTCTATCTTACCTTTGATGTCAGATGGCAATACTTGTTTTAAATGTTCATCCAAGCCTAAAAGAGAAAACACGGAAGACATGCTTTTGATTTGCCTGTCTGTCCCAGCCAATATTACATCAAAGACATCTCTTGCAGTCGCTCCATTAGACCCCGCGGCTGATTTTTCTATATTTAAATAAGCAAAAGGAGAATAGTATTTACTATTATTGCCTTCATACGTACCATAAACTTTGCTTGAAAAAACAGCGCTTTCAAACAAAAGGCTCTTAAATTTAGCTGCTAATTTCCCGTCATCTCCTGATTTAAAAAACTGAATCATTGCTTGTGCGACAAAGTCAGCTCTATTGCTGTCAGTGTTCTCACCACCTAAGTGATTACTGATGTAATAATCAACAGCATCTGATATTTTTTGCTTTATAACTCTCTGGTAAATATCATCCCAATCAGTACCCCCTAAAGCATAAGCAGCCTCAACTGCCATACCTAAAGCTTTAGTGATGTCTCCACCTCCACTAAAGTGATCTCTTTTTATAGCTTTGGTAGTATCTTCAGTAAACTTCAGTTTGTAGCCACCGTCGACTACTTCTCTAAGGTCTGAATCGGGACCTGGATCTTGAAACAACAAATTGTTTATGGCAGGTGGGAACTTGCCGCTTAATTCACTATCATCATTAATTGTAACATTGCTCATATTACACTTCCTTCAATTTTTTGAGGGTTCCTAGGAATATAAACAATATCTCCTAAAGTATAATGCGCATCAGTAGGTTTTTTATTAACCATTCCGATTGTCCACCAATACTGGGTAGTCCCATAATATTTTGTTGATAGTTTCAACAAACTGTCTCCACTGGACCATACATGTTCTTCAAGCACTTCTACTTGTAGGTTCTGCATTTTTTGAAAACTAACCGTTCTTGCTAGGGTTATCTCCTCTCTTCCTCTATCCTTTAGTTTATCATGATATAGATCAGAGTCTAATAGCCCGTTATTAATGTTTCTGTATTTTGGCATGTTAAGATCCTCACTCACCTATTGTTATAAACTTCGAAGTTTTTTGATTAAATGGAAACAGTTCTCTATCTGCTTCATTAAGTGTTCCATCAGAGTGTAAATAGTATTCTCCTTTAGTGGGATCGTTCCCTTTCATCACTATTGCGCTCATATATTGATTATCGGTATCAGTTATCCCTATGGTTATGGACATAGATTTTGGAAATAATCTTGCACTTTCAACAAAAAAACCTTCACTTAAATTGATGTCTAAATCTAGTGATTCAAAAAGAAAATCCATGCTATTATTATACATACTTTTAAAATCAGTTGGAGCTCCGCTTGAACCAGGTCTTTCAAGTTTTTTGGGGATATAAAATCTTGTATTAGTGTTTACAGTGGCATCATTTCCACCCGCAGCTTCTGTTTTTTTGGCGGCAACCAAAGCCGCGTATCCTCCTGTAGCAGCATCAGGTTTATTTGTGACCGCCGCCGCTTCTCTCTTGACAAACATTCTTATTAGATATTGTATTTTTGCGCAGTTTTGTTTTGCTTCTTGTAGATTATGCGATACCACGTTTAATTTAAAATTATAGTCTAAAGAGCTAGGTGCCACTAAACCAAGTTTCTTGAATATTGGGGCTCCTTGCTCTGACACTGTTTTTACTTGTACTTTGTTTCTACGCGAAAAGCTTTCAAAAAATGCCGGAAACACAACATACCGAGTTCTTTTATTCTCAACCTCTTCATACCAAGCATCTTTGTCTTCTGTTCCTTTTGGTGGTGCCGAATTCGCACTGCTTGCTATTGGTAGTGAGACAAATAAGTAAGTTGAGTTTCTATATGTCGAGATATCATTCATCTGCTTTTGCGTCATTTCTTGACTTGACTTTGTAATTTCATCCGGTCTCTCAGCAAAACCAGATGTACCCCTAACTGTTACTCCAAATGGAAAAAGACTTGTATCATTTTCTGAATATGCCCCATTTGACATAAAAGGAGCTAAAGTTAAATTTTTCCTATATTCTTGAAGTGTGTGACTATCGTAATTTAATTTTAGTGTTAGTTTTATGTTCAAAGAAACCGGCTGCCATATCTGGTTCATAATTGACCTCTTCAATATAACAAGAGAAACCAAGATCTAAAATGTCTTTAAAACTGTTTGTTGTTTTCTTTGTCTTTATTGATTTATGTCCAGAATTTATTATATTTCTAAACCAGACAACAAACAAGGGAGTGTCCACTCCTACGTCCCTAGCGTTTTCTATTTGAAAGCTCCCATCGGCAAACTCTGTTCCCACTTCCCTATCTCCAAGTTTACCTGTTCTATTTGACGCTCCACTAGATACACTAGTGTGGGTAGGCATTATCAACCTTTGTAGTTCTTCAATTTTTGCTAGGTTGTTTGCTGCTTCGTTTGTAGAATGTGCTGGTAAATCCAATGATATGTCATATGAAACATCAGACGAAAACTCTCTGTCATATATGATAGATCTATCCAGTTTATCTGTCTTTTCAATTTCTTTTTGAAGATTTAATTTAACGCTGGTGATAAAGGCTTTTAATGGCACAACCCTTTCCAAAGGAACACTAGCTATATATACTATCTCCGCACTATCAGAATAGTCCGATCCACCACCACGAAAAACCCTTTCGTTTGTCTTGGGGTCATATTTAGCTTTGGCTTTTGTGTCCGAGATGTAATACCTAGAATTGGTACCACCTGGTCTAGGGAATAATGCCATTATTTACCAAGCCTCTTGTTTATTTTAGCATCGATTATTTTTTCAAATCTTGAGTCATTAAAGATTATACTTATTTCTATTGGTGGCATTACTATTTGTGGCATATTGACATCAACTGTTAGTTTGCCCTCGCTCATTTGCTTTAAAACGCCGCTCGAACCCATCACCATTGATGTAGCACCACCTTCGGATGAAACAGCAATAAATCCGTCAAAATCAATTTTTGCGAATTCAGTAACGAGACTGATAAAGTTCGATAAAGAATCGATTGTTGTTGTTATTGAGTCTGCTATCATCGCAAAACCTTCGGCAAAGTATCTAGGAAGCTCATATAACATATCAGATCCTGGTTTGTGCCAAATGCTCCACAATCCACCAAGCATGCCTGTGACACCCTTTGATCCTGCTCCTAGAAATCCGGAAACTTTTGACAATGAATTACCCAAAATATCAAATCCTTCAGCAAAGTATCTAGGAATTTCATAAAAGAATGGAGACCCTCTCCTAGTCAGCATTGCCCAGAGACCGGCGAGAGCCACTGTAAGAGCAACAATAGTCGCCGGAATAGGCATAACGGAAAGATTGAACAGAGCAACACCAATGGCTAATCCAGTAAAAGCAGTTTTTAAAAGATCTATGATGGATATTCCAAACAGAATGGGTTCCTCAAGAGAACTAAATATTTTTCCAAAACCAGTTGCTGTTTGACTTATATTGTTAATCCCATCTATTATAGCTTCGAAACCAGCTATTAATGGCTCAAACGTGAAAAACAATTTCAACAGAACTAATCCAAGCTTTTTCATGATTGGAACAAGCTCTGCTGCTCTTTTTGACAATTCTGCTTGAACATCTGCTTGTTCTTGCATACCAGATGAATATTTCTGAGCTTCTGCCATGTTCATGTTTAGAAACTTTTGAGCTTCGGCTACACTACCTAGATTTAAAGCATTAGCAACAAGTCTCTGCGTGTGTTTGTCTAGAGAGTTCATGTTTCCGACTCTAGCTTTTGTTTGTCTTTGAATTTCTTTTACAATGTCTGCTTCATCCGCGTGCATCATTCTCATCATATCAATGTTTGTGCCCAAATGTGCGTTAAGTTTAGCGGCTGTTTCAGCTGCTTTGTCGAAAGTATCAAATTGTTCGGAAACTTTTGTCAAAGTAGAAATTTCCATCCCAGCAGCTTTTGCCATCGCCGCCATTTCTTTAAATACTCTGATACTGTTGTTTCCATATACGGCTAGTCTATCTTGTGCGGTAACAAAATCTTTAACCATTTTTTCTGATACAATTCCAATCTCTTTTCCCATCATAGCTAGTTGTGCTGTCATTTCTGTTGCGACTTCAACACTTAGACCCATTTGCCTATTCATTAAATTAATCGAACTAACAGCTGAAGATGAGCTTACTCCGATTTTAGCCATTAAAGCAACCATATTTGTTGTTTCTGTATTGACTTTTTTAGCATTTGGGTCAAATGCCGAAAGTTCTTTTGATAAGGTTCCCAAAGCATCAGCAGCTTCTTTAAAACTAACTCCAACCATCAACGATTCTTTTCCCACTTCTTTAATGGTGTCTCCAAATTTATTGCCGAAACCTGTGGACTTTCCTATTTCTTTTGATAAATTGTCAAATTCTAAAGCCAACTTTGCCGCTTTGATTGCTAATAAACCAATAGCCCCAGCAACTGCCAAGGCACCTGTTGAGGCTTGGGCTAGAACAGCTCCTTTTTTCCCAAAGAATTGAGTAATTCCCTTCCCAAAGCCGTCGTACTCTAACATTTTTAAAGAAGCATCACCAAACGCCTTCTTAAATCTTCCGGCATCTTGGATCAATCCACCAATAACGCCTCGCGAACCTTCAAAATTGTCAAGAATTGAACGTGTGGGTTTTTCTGATTTTTCAATTATATTTCTATTGCGTTGTAAAGCACTTTTTAATTTATCAGTTTGGTTTACAGCATCTTCGTATGACAAGTTGTTTTTCTTTAAAGTTGTTGCCGTCTCTTGAAGAGCTTCTTCAGCTTCTTGAAGGAGGTTTTGTTGTTTCTCTAACTCTTCTGTGGCAAGCTCCAAGGCTGCCTGCGCGTTCCGACGATTCGTTTCTTCTGTAGAGTTGTTCAGAATTGCTTGCTTTTGGGCTTTGTCGGCTTCAGCGGTCGCGACTGCTTTTGCTGCATTCATAGCCTCTGTGAGCTTTGCGCGTTCGTGTTCGGTAGTCAAAATCTCTTTCAGAAGATTTCGCTCTTCTTTTAAGGCTTTGATTCTTTCCTCATTACCTTCTGCTTGGGCGATTCTTTTTGCGTCTTCTAATTGTGCTTTGAGTTTCTCAGTTTCGTCGGGTGTAGACATTTTTGTTGTTTCTCCTCTATAGAAGTAAATAGTTTTAAAACAAAAATGCTCGGACAGAGCCGAGCATCAGGATTTTTTGGATCTTTCCGATTCCTTCTTGTATTCTTCGATGGTTCTTTCCAACCACCATTGTCTTAAACCAACCGGAAGATTGTACATTTCATAAAGAGACCATCCGCCATAATGTTTTAAGTTAAAAAAACACTCATAGACATTCTCCATATACTCATCGGTCAGGCCAAAAAAACTCAGTTCCAAATGGAACCGCAACGACCTCCTCGTGTTCGCAATGTTTACATGTAAAATCTTGATTCATATGGACATCTGGTGTCACAATCGCTATTGCGTCTCTTAAGAATTTTGAATCATTAGCAACCATGTTATCGATAACATAATTAATTGTTTTTTCATCCGTATATCCATTGAAATCAACAATTATCATTTTTAACTGATTTGTTATTAAGTCTTTTTCTAAGGTTTTTTTGTTTTTAGATGACTTTGTGGCTAAAGAAACTTCATCATGTCCAGTTAAAAGCTTGAATCTTGCTAAAATACCAGATAAGGGTAGTTCACATGTAAAAGTTCCATCATCATTGTCAACAATGCCTAAGTCACCAACATCTTTACCATGATAGGTTTCAAAATTTGATAGATCAAATTGGAATTTGCTTATTTCTCCACATGTTGGGCATTGAACCTTTGTTTTATAATCAGTCCCATACGCTGATGCGCGGGCATGAATCATGATAGCATTTCTATCTCCAACAAAGAGAGATCTATGATCAATGTTTTTGTCTTTGATTAGATTTTGAATTAATCTATCCAAAGCAAGCCCAGATTTCAACAAAGATCTATTAGACAAAATGTCTTCATCTTTCGCTGT